TGATTTCGACACTGGCAACGTAAGATACAAAGCTAGAGAAAGATACTCATTTGGAGTATCAGACCCTAGAGGTATCTTCGGTGTAGAAGGTGCGTAATACTTAATTTATGGGGCGGTCTTAAAACCGCCCCATTTATAAAACAAATTGGTGAGACAATGAAAAAATTCCTAGTAAATATCTACGCTTATAAACATCACGGAAAATTTGAAGTAATGTCAGAAGATAGTCCTCAATCTTTAGAAAATGCTATCCTTGACAGACTAGGAAAAAATGATATACATTGGGAGTATCTTGGAGAAATGAACGATCCCAAGATAAACAGAATAACCTATGAGGAGGTTATCGATGGAGAAAACGATGCAACATCTAAACGACCTTTACACGAAGAAAAGGGGTCTGGATCTCGAATGGGAGCAGGAGCATCTTAAAGAGGGTAGATATACTCTCAATATGGTTAAGATTGACAGAAAAGTCAGAGAAGTAATTAGCCATATTAAAATGGCAGAGGCTCAAAAAGAGCATTTGCGAAATAAAATAGAAGGTTCTGCACCTGAAGTTTCAGTAGCTACTTAATAAAAAGCTACATCGTTGGAAAAATCCAATCCACATTACAGGCCCTCTTGCGCTCTACTTAAATCTAATATATAATTTGCTTAAATAAATTGGTTATCGTAGATAACTGGCGTTAAGGAGGCGCTGATATTATGACAACACACTTTACTTCAGGAGTCACAAACGTAGTGACAGGAGGAACTGGTGAATTATTAAAACAACCAGATCCAATTAAATACCACGTTTATCATGAGGACTTCGACAAATATACAGCTAGTGACTGGGTTATTACTACAACTGAAGGCGGTTCAGGTGCTGCAACCGAAGCTTTAGGAGATGGTGATGGCGGTTTATTAGTTGTAACAAACGATGATGCAGATGACGATTCTGATGAGTTTCAATGGGCTGGCGGTTCAGGTGGCGTAATTGAATCTTTTAAATACGAAGCTACAAAAGGTTTGTATTTTAAAACTAGATTCAAAGTTAATGATGCAACACAATCTGACTTTGCAGTTGGTTTAGTCATCACTGACACTACTGTTATTGATGGTACAACTGATGGTATCTTTTTTAGAAAAGCTGATGGTGCTACTTCAATTGAATTAGTAATTGAAAAAGACAGCACAGAAACAACTGTCTCTTGTGGTGACGCAGCTGACGACACTTTCATGACTTTAGGATTTTATTATGATCCAAGAATTAGAAAGTTTTCTGTTTATAAAGATAACGTAAAAGTTGGAACTGCCGTGAATACAAATGCTCCAGACGACGAAGAGTTGGCTGTTTCATTTGCAATTCAAAACGGTGCAGCTGCTGCGAAAGTAATGACTTTAGATTACATTTCAGCAGGAAAAGAGAGAACAGCTAATACCGAACTTTAATAGGTAATAGTGTGGGGCTTCGGCCCCACATTTAATTTTAAGGAGAAAATATGAGTTCAGACCAAAAGTTTACGACACTAACAGCTGATGGAAGGTTTAAAACTATAACAGGTGGTAGTACAAATTTAGGACCATGTAGAGTTACATATATACAAGCTCACGGTGGAACTAATTGTCTAGTAAAACTACATGATGGAACAGACGGTACAGGTTCTTTACAATTCCAAGCTAAATTTAGTAGCGAGGGTTTAGATATTTATGTTCCAGGAAATGGTATTAGATTTGAAACAGGAGTATATTTAGACTTAACTACTACAGATTCTGTTACTATCGGTTATACTGGCTAGGAGGTTAAATGGCTAACACTACCTCGGGGACAACAACATTCGATAAAACTTTTTCTATTGATGAGATAATAGAAGAGGCTTTTGAAAGACTTGGTATTCAAAACATAACAGGTTATCAATTAAAAACCTCTAGAAGATCTATTAATATAATGCTTCAAGAATGGGGCAATAGAGGTATTCATTATTGGGAAATAGACGATACTAATATAGATCTAATAGAAGGTCAGTCTGACTATGATTTTTTTAGATCAAGTGCTGATGGCACAAGTGCTGTTACGACTCCAGTAAATGGTATTACAGGTATGTCCGATGTTCTTGAGGCACAATTAAGATCCAATAGAACTTCTACAGATCAATCTGACAGTCCAATGACAAAAGTTGATAGATCAACTTATGCAGGATTTTCTAATAAATTATCTAAAGGTACACCTAATCAATATTGGGTAGAAAGATTTATTGATAAAGTTAGAATACATGTTTATCCGACACCAGATTCTACAAATGCATCGAAAGATATGCACATATATTTTATAAAAAGAATTCAAGATGTTGGTGCATATACTAATGCAACCGATGTTCCATTTAGATTTGTGCCATGTATGGTTTCAGGTTTAACATATTATTTATCAATGAAGTATGCACCACAATTAATGCAAGGCATGAAATTAGTTTATGAGGATGAATTTCAAAGAGCATTACAAGAAGATGGTTCTGCTTCTAGTACATATATTACACCAAAAGCTTACTACCCAGGAGTATAATGGCAAAATACGCTACAGGTAAATACGCAAAAGCAATATCAGACAGATCTGGAATGGAATTTCCATATAAAGAAATGGTTAGAGAATGGAATGGATCATTCGTGCATGTATCAGAGTTTGAACCAAAACAACCACAATTAGAACCAAAGCCAATGAATGGTGACGCAATATCACTAAGACATGTAAGACCAGGTAGAACGGAGCCTGCGGTTGCTGTTATGTTAGGCAATAACCCATTTTCAATAACTGCATCGTCACAAACAATTACAGTTACAGAGGAAAACCATGGAAGAACAACTGGAAATACTGTTAGATTTAGAAACGTAGTAGGTAGTCCAGGAGGTGTTGCATTTACAACTTATGAAAACTCTAGTGGTTTTAGTATAACTGTGACTACAGCGGATAAGTATACATTTACATTAGGAGTAACTCCTAGTATAACAGAAGAATCAGGAGGAGCAACTGTGTCTGCAGGACCAGTTACATTAAGTGCATGATTAAAAAAATTAAAAACTTTATTGCAAAAATATTTGGTATCAAACAGTGTCAATGTAAAGATGAACATTTAGAATTGTATGAAGACACTCCAGAAACAGAAATTCCTATACATAAAGCAGAAAAAATAAAATCAAAATATAAAGAATAATAATGGCATATACTTTAGATAATTTAAGAACTGATATTAGAAATTATACAGAAGTTGATGATACTGTTTTATCTAACACCATATTAGATACAATAATAAAAAATTCAGAAAATAGGATACAAAGAGAGTCAGACACTGATGACAATAGAGTGTATGCAACATCTACACTAATTGCTGGTAACAGATATGTAACTATACCAGCTGATTTAAGAATAATTAGATATGTTCAATTAAAAGATACGAACGTTAGTCCAAACACACAAGTATTCTTAGAAAAAAAAGATACTACTTACATGGCAACTTTTTATGACACGCCATCTACTGCACAAGGTTTACCTAAATATTATGCTAATTGGGATGCTAATTTTTGGGTTGTAGCACCTACTCCAAATTCTACATATGAAATAACTTTAGCGTATGTAAAACAACCGGTAAGTATAACAAGCACCACTTTGCCAACAACGGCAAATCCAGCTTCAACTGTAGGGACTTATGTGTCTAATAAATATCAAGATTTGTTACTATATGCATGTTTAGCAGAAACATATGGGTACTTGAAAGGTCCGGCAGATATGTTACAATACTATGAAGCTTCATATAGAAGGGCTTTATCGTCCTATTCTATCGAACAACAAGGTAGAAGACGTAGAGACGAATATCAAGATGGTGTTATTCGTACTCCAATGCAATCACCATCACCATAATAAGGAGATAAAAAATGGCAAATGTAGTACCACATAGTTTTAAAAGTGAATTACTTTCAGGAACTCACAATTTTGCAACTGGAGGCGATTCTTTTAAACTAGCTTTGTACACAGCCGGATCTGGTTCACCTTACGCAGCCACTGCTACAGCATACTCTTCAGGAGTTGCTAATGAAGTTAGTTCTGGTGGAGGTAGTGGATACACTACTGGCGGAGCGGCACTAGCGAGTCAAGCAGTTGTTACTGGAACAGGAACAGCGACAGTTGATTTTGCTAATTTAACTTTTTCAAGCGCAACTTTTAGTGCAGCTTATGGAGTTATTTATAATGATGATAAATCAGATAAGTTGTGTGTAGTTTTAGATTTTGGTGGAACAAAGACAGCGACCAATGGTGACTTCACTATTGTATTCCCTGATCCAAGTACACCATCAAATGCGATTATTAGTTTAACATCGTAATAAGGATTAAATATGGCGTTTAAATTAAACGACAGAGTAAAAGAAACAAGTACAACTACAGGGACAGGTGCGTTCACCTTAGCTGGAGCTGTATCAGGTTTTGAAACTTTTTCTGCAGGAATTGGTGGAAGTAATACAACATACTATTGTATTTTTCATAACGGAACAACAGAGTTTGAAGTCGGTTTTGGAACTTTAAATTCAGGAGCAAGCACATTAACTAGAACTTATATTATCTCCAGTTCTAATAGTGATGCTGCTGTTGATTTTAGCGCAGGTTCAAAAGAGGTATTTTGTACAGTTCCTAGTTCAAAAATAGGTTTACCCACACCAGAGGAGTATGGTTCATCATCGGCGCCAAAAGTTATTACTGTTAAAGTTGCAGCTAAATCAGGTAATCATCCATATCAAAGTGCTGGAGGAGCATCAGCTAATGCTTATTATTTAGATGGATTAGAATCTCCAGCAATAACATTATCTGGTGCAGATTCATCGTATCCATATTACTATAGATTTGATCAATCTGATTCATCGAACAGTTCACACCCTTTAAGATTTTATTTAGAAGCAGATAAGTCTACAGCATACACAACCAATGTAACCACAAACGGAACCGCAGGTAGTTCTGGTGCGTACACACAAATAGCTGTAGATGCAAACACACCAAATATTTTATACTATCAATGTTCATCTCATGCTTACATGGGTAATTTTGTTAATGTCGTATCTAATAGAGTAAATGGTGATTTAACTGTAGGATCTAAATTAAAGATGCCAACAAACACAGCTAACAAAATTTTGGTAGCTGATGGCACATCATTTGAAGAAGTTGATATATCTGGAGACGCAACAATAGCATCTGGAGGAGCTTTAACACTAGCTAACTCTGGTGTAACAGCAGCTAGTTATACAAATTCATCAATCACAGTAGATGCAAAAGGGAGAGTAACAGCAGCGTCTAGTGGATCTGCAGGAATATCAGCAGGATTTGCGGTTGCAATGGCAATCGCCTTATAGTAAAGGAGTAATATGGCACAAGATTTTGAAAGATACGGTTTGAATCCCT